GAGTACGCCTGTATTGGTGGGTTGTACTTCACGCAAGGGCCGGGTGGCGTGGCTCAAATCTGGGGTGATGTCAAAGACCCGGTAGTTAACTTCCGTCCTCAGAAGCCTGATCCTGCTGGTGGGTTGGTTGAGTGTCACGGCACAGGTATGGGCTTTAATATCTGGCGTATCGAGATGTTCAAAGATGAGCGCCTGCGTAAGCCTTGGTTTGTTACGCAAACAGAAGGTGGAGTTTCCACTCAGGATCTTTACTTCTGGTCCGAGGCTAGAAAATATGGTTATCGATGCGCCATCGATTGTTCAGTTAAGGTTGGACATTACGATCTGGAAGGAAAGCGCGGTGGCATTCCTGACTACGTTTGGTGATAAATGAAGCTTGATCTGGGCTGTGGCGGTAGGAAGAAAGAGGGGTTCATCGGCGTCGATCAGTACGCGATGGAAGGGGTTGATGTCGTCTTAAATATCGGCGTTGATCCTTGGCCTTGGGAAGATGGTACGGTCGAAGAGATTCATGCAAGCCACTTCCTTGAGCATCTGACTGCACAGCAGCGGGTCCACTTCATGAATGAAGCCTGCCGGGTTATGAAGGAAGGGGCTAAGGCTACGATTATTACGCCTCACTGGGCTTCGAACCGGGCGTATGGGGACTTCACGCATCAGTGGCCCCCGGTAGCTGAGATGTTTTATTACTACCTAAACCAAGCGTGGCGTGATGCTAACGCTCCGCATACTGATGTGAAGTGGAACCCGGCTGGGTATAGCTGCAATCTTGCTGCTACTTGGGGCTATTCTTACTCCCCCGACCTTGGTGCCCGACACGCCGATCACGTTCAGTTTGCACTCCAGAACTACAAAGAAGCCGCGCAAGACCTCTACGCTACTCTGGTAAAACCGGTAACCGCGACCGAGTGACGCTATGGCTGCGGCGTTTCAGTCTGGTGCCTTTCAATCTGATGCGTTTCAGATTGATGCCTATGAAGTCCGAATTACTTGGGCCGAGGCGCAGTACCAGACTGGCGTTAATCACGTTGCCACGGGGGCTTTGTCTGGTCCCGGCTCTACCCTAACTGGCGCAGCTAACCGATTTAGAACCTTTGCAGCTACCGGCGTTTTAGTTGGTCCCGGCGCATTTATTCTTGGTACGGCCAACCGGTTTAGAGTCTTTGATTCCACAGGTACGCTGGTTGGTCCCGGCGCTGTCATAGTTGGCGCGTCTAATAGATTCCGTGCGTTCGATTCCTCTGGGGTATTGGTTGGCCCCGGCTCTTTACTTTCTGGTGCGGCGACCCGGTTCCGGGCGTTCGATTCCTCTGGTGCCTTAGTTGGTCAGGGCGCTCTTGTTAGTGGCGATGCCCGCCGGTTTATAACGCACGATTCGACTGGAACGATTGCTGGTCTTACTGCGGCTATCTCTGGTTCGGCTACACGGTTCCCGCTGCATATTGCCTCTGGTTCTATTAACGGCCCCGGCGCTGCGGTGACCGGAGCGGCTACTCGTAGCTCGCTTTTCCCTAATCCCGGCGATGTCCGAGAAGGTGTGGTATATGGCCCCGGTGGCATATATGTTGGTACACTTAAGGTAGGCGGTAAAATCCTTTACATCTTTGACGACTAGCATAGTCGCGTGCATAATGGCTAAGTCTCCAGCATGGCAGCGTAAGGAAGGCAAAGACCCCAAAGGCGGGTTAAACGCCAAGGGCCGAGCCGCTTACAATAAGGCGAATCCGGGTAAGCCGGGTTTGAAGGCCCCTCAACCTGAAGGCGGTCCCCGCCGAGATTCGTTTTGCGCCCGAATGACGGGTATGAAAAAGAAGCTGACCTCGGCTAAAACGGCTAACGACCCCAATAGCCGGATCAATAAATCTCTTAAAGCTTGGAAATGCTGACATGGGCCGCCTAAATAAACCTGCGATCCCCGGATACGAATACCGTGCTCCGAATCGGACGAACGCCAATGACCTAACGCCTAATTTGTTGGAGGATGTGGGCGCTTCTCAGCGGGCTGATCTTGAGAGAATTGGTCGAGGTTTGACGACAACTTCCTCTCGACCAAGACAAACTCAAGAAGCCGCTGGCCGCGCTACTTCGCGCTCGCTAGGTCGAGCTGGGCGGCTTAGCGCGGCGGCTATTGGTGGGTATGAGCTTGGTAAAGAAATTGACCGAGAGTATCCCGCTGTGGGCCGTGCTATCGACAAAGCCCTAGACAAGACTGATATCGGGAAGAACTCGCTTCGCGGTACTAGGGCAGAGCTAACCGCTTCTGCGAAGCAGCGCCTGCGCGATATGGATGATGAGGACATGAAGAAAGCGGGCATGAAGGTTGCAGTGCCTGACGAAGGTCGTTATGCCAAGGGCGGAGCTGTCAAGCAAAGTTTTACTCGCGGTGACGGCCTCGCCCGCAAGGGTAAAACGAAGGGGAAGATGCGTTGATATGCAACTCGATCCCTTCACTTACCTCTGGAACGGGGTTTTAACTCTTGGCACAATGCTTATGGGCGTGTATCTTAAATCTCAAGGCGATTCTGTTAAAGAGCACCGCGAGTTAATTGCCAAAACCCGCGAAGAGATGCGCGAGAAGTACGTCCATAAAGACGACATGAAGTTAGTTACCGACAACATCAACGCCCGGTTTGACCGGATCGAAGAAAAGATCGACAAGATCATAGGAAAGAGCTGACATGCCTTCGTCCTCGTTGCCGCAGCACAATTTAATGGCTATGGTTGCTAATAGTCCTAAGGCTGCTAAACGTACAGGCATCCCCCAGTCCGTTGGCCAAGAGTTTATGACGGCCGACAAGGGTAAGAAGTTTGGTAGTGGATCTCGCGCTGATCTTCAGCGCATTAACAAGCCGAAAACCCTTCACGGTAAATCGGCTCTATTTAAAGAAGGTGGTACCGTGAAAGAATCAAAAAAGATGGTCAGTAAAGAGCTCGCCTTTATGAAAAAGAAAGGCGCCCCTAAATCTATGATTAAGCACGAGGCAGCTGAAATGGGTGCCAAGAAGTACTCTCGTGGCGGCGGTATTGAGCGTGCGGGCAAGACTCGCGGTAAAGTGTGCTAACCAAGAACTATCATGCCTAAAAACTACCGTTCGCCCACTATCGAAGAGACCCGCAAGCTTGAGGCATCCCGCAAGCTTATGGCCGAGGGCATTGCTGGCGAAAAGGACATTATGTCCAGAATGATGCCAACAATGGCAAAAGCCGCTAGGGACGATATGGCTCTGGCTAAGCGTATGCGTGAAACCGTACCCGCAGCTGCTAGGGAAGGCGAGGCGTATAACAACGCTGGGTACAAGAAAGGCGGCAAAGTCGCCAAGTACGCTCGCGGTGGCGGTATCGAGATCAAAGGTAAGACTCGCGGTAAGATGTGCTGATAGTCAACCCGAAGAGGTAGCGATTGTTTTCAGCCCTATCAGGCCCATTCGGGTCTACTCTTGGCGCGCCTAATAGTGCAGGCGGCTCCCCACCTGTAATTACGACCACTTCGCTACCCAGTGGTACGGTCGGCTCCGCTTACTCGCAGACTCTGGTTGCTACAGGTACGGCTCCAATCACATGGAGCATCACTAGCGGGTCAATCAGCCCACTAATTCTGAACGCATCAACCGGCGCAATCACAGGCACCCCAAGCACGGCCACAACCCTAACTGCTACGTTCCGTGCAACGAATGCTTTTGGGACTAATGATAAAGCCCTGAGTATTGTAGTGAGTGCTGCTGGCGGACCTACGCCAATTACGACGATCACGATTGATCTCTGGAGGACTGCGTAATGCCTGCTATCGGTTCAATCCTCCAAGCTATTCCGACCACCTATGTCAATGAGTTTAACTACGCGCTGACTGGCACGGTTTCGGCGTTCACCAATACGACAATTACGCTTGTTGGCGGTTCAGCAACGAACGATGCCTATGTGGGGTACGCGCTTTGCTATACGAATCAAACTAACCCCGAATTAAATAGGCTAATTACCGCGTATAACGGCACGACTAAAGTAGCTACTTTGGATGGGGCAAACTGGGGGGCGTATTCTCCGGTCGCTGGGGTTACGATTTGGGGTATCTGTAATGATTTCCCTGTCGACCGTCGTTATCAGTGGATTAAAGACGGCGTTGATATTCCCAATGCAGTGGGCGGCGCTTATACACCTTATACGGCCGGCTCTTATCAAGTTAGAGAAACCGCGTTTTACCCATCTACAAGCGGACTAACCACTAGCACAACCTCTGCTGCTGTCACTATTACAGGTACGCGGGACGCTGCCCTTGTTTATGCCGACAACCTCGTCTGGCAGGGTTGCTTTTATGCACCCGCATTATTTCCTGATGAGATAGCTTATGGTTTGGGTTGTGCATATAACTCTGTAGGGAACGGGGGTTTAGGTTCTATATTTGTAAATTCACTGTCTAAAAAAATAGCCGAACTTTCTATCCCTACTCTTGGTACCACGCTTGGGTCGGTTCCAACCGCAACGCTGCTAAATACTTCAGTGCTTATCGATCCGCTTGAAGGGCAGCGTACAACCTCTGGAATCACATCAGGCGGCGGGATTCCAATGTCCGGGATGTTAGTTGACGGCGGCAAGTTGCTTATGACCGCGCATGGGGATTATCAACCGGATACGTCCTCCGCTTGGTTTTGGAGGCGACCGCTTAATCTGTTGACGACTGGGGCGGTTGAAGGTCCATTTTCAGTTACAGACGTAGCCTTTAATGATAACCCCCGCTGTTACGCTGGATACATGGCAAGCGTGCCTTCCGCGCTGCAAACAAAACTAGGTGGCCCAGTAGTTGCGGGCTTGGCCGCGCAATCGATCATCAGTAATACATCCGATGGGCCGACTTACGCTAGTTTTGATTCAGCTAACTTTACTTCCGCAGCGACTAATGTAAAACGAGGGACATTTGTTGCCGCAACGGCAAACACTATGACGTTGAGTAGTGGTCCTAGCATGAGTGCTACGAACGATTTTTATATTGGCTACAGGTTAACAACAGATGATGGGTCGAGTGGCGACCGGAAAATAACTGCTTATAACGGTACGACAAAAGTAGCTACTGTTAACTCTAATTGGAACACGACGCCTACTAGCGGTAATTGGGTCTTGGTGCCCCCTGTTTCCGCAAAAGCATTGGCGATGTACTCTGACGGGCAATTACAAGCTAGTCAGCCGCACCCATATATTTGGGAATGGACTTGTAGTCCGATTGGTGGCTATGCGATCCCCAACGGTACCCGTAGCGTTATGGCTTTTTCAAGCGGCGGGAATAACTATTATATGTACGCGGCTCCCCCACAGGTTCGTTCCGGGGTTATGTGCTATGACCCAACAGATAGTTCGTCTGGTGAGCACAATTACCCATATTACAATCGGTGTTGGGCCTATGACGCTAACGAACTAGAGCAAGCGCGGCTCGGCGCAGTTACCCCCGGAAGCGTCAAACCCTACGCAGTTTGGAATTTTCAAATGCCAATCCTCAATGATAGAGTATCTGGCGCATCATACGATCCCGTTAATAAACGTCTGTTTTTAACCAATAATGCGGGGCCATTTGGCCGGGTTGTTGTGCATGTTTATACTGTTTCTAACGCCACTTATCCCTGACAATGCAAGAAGTTGATCGCGGCGATACTTGGGTGCGGTGCCACGGGCCGTTTGATAAGGGCTTTGTTTATCGTGGTCACCGACATTGGATCGACCACAACAGCTTTGTGCATGAAGGTACGCAGCTAAAAGTTAGTTACCGCCACCAGAAAGAAGGCCCAGTAGTTAAGGAAGCCGTTTATACTGGCCCCTGCCGCTTTCTTGTTGCCGCCGGCCTCTTTCATGAGATCGAGATCCTGAGCGAAGAAGGCCGTTGGGACTGCGAGTTTTCAAAGCCTGAAGAAGACTCCCCGCTCAAAGGTGTGTTTAACCAAGAGTTGATCGACTAATGCCACTTATCCCTGATTATGCCAACAGTAGTCAATAAAGTAGTAAAGTATTCCGGTGGTGACTACACCTCGATACCGGCGGCTTTGGCGGCGGTCCCTGCAAATCTTGTTACGGCGGATCAGCAGTGGAATATCCTTATTGATGAGAGCGCAGCGGGCGTCTACGAATGGGATCTTGGTAATTACGGGGTGACAATTAGCGGAATTACGACCGACGCCACAAGGTATATAAGGATTGCCCCAAATACGGGGAAGGGTTTCAAGGATAATGTAAGTAAGATAACAAACGCCCTTCGTTATAACGCCGCAAACGGTATCGCCCTAAAAACTACCGGCATCCGCGTGTTCGAAGTCGGTGTGGGGAGTATGGTTTTTGAGGGGTTGCAGATGTATGCACCCAACGTATTCAACTCATTCAACGGCCTATTAACTTGCTTAGGTGGTGGGGCTGGCGCTACGGTTAAGGATTGTATTCTTCAAAGCGCACGCACAGATACCGCCCGTGCTGTAGCAGGTATGGTGGGCGGAAGTGTTATTAACTCGCTAATCATAACTTCTGGCGCGCACGGTATAGCGCTTTCAGGCGCCGGCACCGCTAGGAACGTGACTGTAGTTAACGTCGGATCGGCTGGTACTTCCGTTGCGATTTACTCCGACTTTAGTGCTTCAACCATAAAGAATACGGCGGCGTTTGGTTTTTCGGCGGTTCTTGGCGGCGGTATTACTAGCCTTGATGCGGCAAGCTCAAACAACGCGACGGACCTCGGGTCAGGCCCGACAAACTGGGGTACTGGGTCGCTTGTATCTAGAACCTACGCTAACCAATTTCAAAGCATCACGGGCGGTTCAGAAGACTTCCGGGTTAAAGCCGGCGCGGACTTAATCAATGCCGGAACCCCCGATGCTACTTACACAAGTAACCTTGATATCGTTGGCAGCGCAAGGAGTCTGACCACGCCGACCATTGGCGCGTGGGAATTCCCGTCCATCACCTACACCTACGCCCGCCCGTCGAGCGACGTAACAACCCAGTGGACTCCTTCAACTGCTGGACCGCACTACGCCCTGATTAACGAAACAACGCCTAACGACGCCAACTATATTTACGCTACTGCGGCAGCGCAGACTGATGAGGTTGGGCTTCAGGCAATGTCGACCCCCACGGCTGGCACAGATGTGCTGGTGAATTACCGGGTGCAGGGGATCACAGGGGGCGGATCAGTTACAGTGTCTTTGTATACTGGGGCGACGCTAGTTAAGGCGGACACTACCCGCACAGCCAACAATACCTCCCCCGCGTACTACACGATGACTGTAACTGCTGCGGAGTGGGGTGCCGTTGCCGTCAATTGGTCCAACATGCGCCTTCGTTTTGTGAGTGCCTAAATGGTCTTTAGCCTGCTTCGCGGCTCTATCGGTCCCACTCTTGGCGCGCCTAATACGGGTGGTGGCGGGGGATCAGTTACTCCCCCCGCGCTAACAACATGGACACGCGGGACAATCCCAAGCGCTACCAAAAGAAACCCCAACCCTGTGAACACTACCCCGTCACTTGCGTATCAGATCGCTCAGGTTTACCCGGCAGGGTTTGACCGTTCGCTGCTTACATCAACGGCGGCAGAAGACGCATATCAAACGACACTTGCTGATTATTGGGAGCGCAGCACAAACGGGGGGGCAACGTGGACGCCGATTATGGACTTCGTAGGCAACCAATACCTCGGCTCGGTCTACACGACTTCAGCGGCAGACATTGGCGCGCAGATTCGCGTCCGTGAAGTACAGACAAATATTAACGGCACGCAAACATCTACGTCGTCAGTGTTTTCCATTGGGACTGCATCGAGAAGCTCCGCGCTAGTTTACCAATCCGACCTACAATACATGGGGGCGTTCAGGGGGCCAAGCGCAAACGATTATGAGTTTAGTAAATACGGCGGGAACGCGATGTCGTATGACCCGGCTGGCAATGGCGGCGCGGGTTCTATTTTTATGCGTGGTGCTTACAATGCTTACGCATTTGGCGAAATAACTATTCCTGTGCCTGTTGTCGCCGCCAGCATTGGTTCTCTTAATTCAGCATCGTTTGCAGCAAGAAACCCGTCGCCCGTTGAAGCAACCGAGGGGCAACTTTTTAACTCAGGGATTCCGGATAATTTATATAGGGTTCCACTGGGCAGTGCGGTTTATAACAGCAAGCTGATTATTGCAGCCAATGTAGGCTACGCAAACGAGATTCCTTGTGGGATATGGCGTAGGCCACTTACTCTTGCCACTACGGGTAGCCTTGAAGGCCCAGTCAGTCTGTATTCTGTCGATGCCCCCAGTCCGCGCTTAAAAAGTGGGCAAATGTGCGCCGTCCCTGCGGCTTGGCAGTCCGCACTAGGCGGGCCTGTTTTGACATCTACAGGGAGCCTATCTATTAACGGCAACCTTTCACACGGCTTAGATGTTTTTGCATTTAACCCAGACAATTTGGCTGGGGTGAGCTTTATATCCGGGACTTTGCCAAGTCAGGCTGGTGTTCCCGCTGGGTCAGTAAAGCTGGCGGCAGCAACATCCGGTGCGCTGGCTGGGCAAATGATCGGTTTGACCGGCGGAACTGGGTTTCAGAGTGATAACTCAAGCGGCGTAAGGCGGATTACTGCGTGGGATAACACAACCAAAATAGCGACGCTGGATTTCGCGTTTTCTAACGCGGTAGATACGACTACTACATATAAAGTATTCCAAACCGTCGCGTCTTCAACGCTATTGAATTACCCAATCTCTACCCCGTTAGAAAATAACGACGCCTATATTGCAACTATATTTTCATTCGCTCCATCCGTTTGGGTAGACGCATGGAAGTACGCTGGCGTGTGCATTCCGCACGGAACGAACTCAATACTATTTTTTGGCCGCACAGGGAACGCGTTTGCACGATACAACAACGTGCAGTCGCAATATGATCCACAGTATCCTATTACCGGCCCAAGAGCGTATCCGTACTATTACCGATGCTGGGCGTATGATCTAAATGACTTGGCGGCAGTTAAGGCTGGAACAAAAACGTCATACGAAGTCAATCCATATGCCGTTTGGAATTTTACTCTGCCTATTGGCGGTGTAGGTAATAATATAAACGGGCTTTGCTATGACTCGGTTAATAGAAATATAATCATTAGTCAAGAAAGCGCGGGATCTTTTGGCGAGTGCGCTTTCCATGTAATCCGAGTAAATAACGCGGTGTCGGCCTAAATGCCATTTAATCTTCTCAGCGGCCCTTCTGGACCCACCTTCGGCGCGCCTAATACGGCGGGTGGCTCTGCGCCTGTAATCACTTCGCCCTCTTCCCTCGTAGTAGGCACGGTCGGAACGATTTACCCAACGACGACTTTTACTGCGACCGGAACCGCACCGATTACTTGGACGGTGCAAAGCGGGACACTGCCTACTGGGATGAGCTTTAGTTCTGGCGGCGTTCTGTCAGGCACTCCCACAGCTACTGCAAGTGGGTCGATTACGTTCAGAGCCACTAACGCTTTTGGGTTTGCAGATAGGCCATTGACGCTGACGGTTAATTCGTCAAGTGGGCCGGTGCTTATTACAGCCCCAACAGTCGCTTCATGGCCCTCTACTGACCCAGTAAATCGAGTTGGGACTATTCTTGTTGCGACACAAGCGACTTGGCAGGATCAATACCCCATTGAACTAAGCGGTACTGTAGGAGCAACCCGCCCCGGCGCAGGGCAGATTTATATTGGTGATGGGGTTGGCCCCGCGTCTTCCCAGCTTAATACAGCGGGCGCTTTTACAGACGGTAACTGGTTTATAGTTTTCACCCCCGGTGCACAAGATACCTATAACACACAAGTTACAGCATACAATCCGACTACTAAAGTAGCTACTGTTGCATGGCCTGCTGGGTTTAATAATCCCGGTACAGGCGCGCAGTGGAAAATGCTTAACCGCTACCCGATCCAGCGTGAGTGGAGATGGTTGCGTAATGGCGTTGTTATTCCAAACGCGCTTGGATATGTATATACAGTTCAGCCAGCCGATTTAGGGGCAACAATTCAAATACAGGAAACAGCAGGATTTATTCCGGCCAACACTCCTTCAAACGTATTTGTCAGCCCGACCATTACAAGCACGACCACCAGCACAGCAATTTCCATTACCACCGCTGGCATTTCAAGCGGGATCATTGGCCCCAGTAATCTTACCTATGTTGGGTCGTTTAGAGCGCCAATGGGCGCTGCTGGATCAGCTAAAAATATGTCAGTTAGGCCAGTTGGGTCTAACGGGCAACCCACATTGCTTATTAGTAGCGATAGTGGGGATTCTGTGCGGGTTATGGAATGTTCCATATTGGCTGATGGCTCGTTGGGGACGCCTAGCACAGTACCGGACCCAATAAACTTGCCGTTTTCTACAGCACTTCAGTCCGTCCCAAGTCCGCCTTATTTTCCTATAGGGGTGGATATGGGGGTTAACGGCACAAATGATGGCATAAACCCAGCCGGTAATTCGCTAATGTGGCCGGGATCTTTTGTTCTTTCTGGTACAGAGTTTGTTTTTGGTGGTACATCTGTATATTCAAACGATGTTACGGGTCTGCTTTATCTCGCTAACCCAACAAACTTGAGTTCCCCCGCTGTAACGGGGCCGGTTAATCTTCTTGACACCCCAAGAACAGGCGGGGTTTTCGACCGGGATCTAAACAGCAAAGGGGCTATTAGTGGTGGCGCTTCAATTCCTTCTACTTGGCAATCTGCTTTGGGTGGGGATATTCTTTTTTCCAATCCAAGTACATCAGTAATTGGATCGCAGAGTAGAAGTCCTGCGCTCTTTGCCGTTTCTTCATCAACGATCCGATCCGCAGCGGCTAAATCAGAAAGCGGCGCATTACGCGCAGCTACTTCTACTACGATCCAACTAGCGGCGGGAGCGACGGGTACAACATCAAACTATTACGACGGCTTTGCTATTAGTGTAAACGGGATTCTTGGGCTTATATACGTCCAATCGTACGACCCAGTAACAAAGACAATTACTGTTCCCGCAATGGCTTCGGTACCGTCTGTGGGTACTACTTATAAGCTCGTCCCGCCTGCTTATGGGCGGGGGTTGTCATGGGACACTGGAGATCCGGCAACTGTAAATGGTGTTTCGGTACCCAACCAGATTTATTATTGGGTAACAGCGGGGCAATCTGCTTGTATGTTCCCTAACGGAACTAATAGCGCGGTAGTCTTTGGTGGGGCTTTAACTGGACCTGCGGCTTATGGTATAAATGGGTTGCCAACGGCTTTAGACGGTACATACATTCGTATTTACGACCCGATCAACCCAGCAGGAACTGGTCAGCATGTATTTTCTGGCGAGAACCCCGGACTAAGACTATGGGTTTTTGACGCAAATACGCTAGCTTCAGTTGTTACTGGATCGATTGACCAACGTAATGTTGCGCCTGCTGCGGTGTTCAGTATTCAGACCCCGTATGAAGATGTGTTGTATGGTCAGCCTTATAGTGGTGGTGGTATTACATTTGATTCTACGACGAACAGACTGTACATTATGTACTTAATCAACAGTGAATTTGCGTTACGCGGAATCGTACATGTCTATCAAGTTTCATAGCGGGGTACGCTAATGCCAATTTCATCTAGCCAAGTCCTAAATACGTCCAGTTCGTTTTACTCTTCGATTGTCGAAGCGTTTTTGCTTGGGCAGAATACCGGGTCTAATAACCTATTAAACTTAAAAACTGGGACAACACAGGCGTCAACGCTGTCTGGTGGGGCGTCACTTGGATCTGATGTGGATGGCGATTACGTTCAGGTCACATCTACGTCTAGTAGCGAAAGGAGGATCACAACTTCAGTTAATAGAAGTGATTCTGCCTATACTTTTATTTGCACGGCAAAACTTGACACCAATTCAACCCCTGCAAATTTTGGGGGCATGTTTGCTTTAACAGATTCCGCTAATGGTGGTTTGGGTTCTTTACAATACGAAGCTGGTTCCCCTGTTTGGTACCACAATAACGGCACTTTCGCCGCGCTTGGAAACGGCGTAACGACCAGCACCTCCTTTACAACATATGTAATCGTTTGGACGGGGACGCTGTTAAAGTTTTTTAGCTCCATTTACGCAAGCCAATCCATTTCTTATACAAGCGCTCCTCTTACCGGGACAGCGGCTTATCTGCGGGTTGGAAACGAGAGGGTCGGCGTCTCTTCATGGCCCGGTAAATATTACTTTTTTGCCCGCATTAACTCTGCGCTGTCAGATGTAGACGCACAAAGTATCGCTAACAATGTGAGCCAGCTACTAGCCAGCCCCCTTGAGGTTCGCATCACTTGGGCCGAAGCTCAGTATCAATCGTCCGGTGTGTCGCCATCGACAGACTATTCTGAACCCTTGTCCCGTGGTATCTTTCGTGGTATTGAGCGCGGCGTCGCTTAAAAGGACTTTTTAATGAGCACAATCTCTATCCCTTGGGGCACCGCGTATACGTTCCGCGCCCCCATCGTCAAGGCTGGGTCTACGGATTACGCCCTTACCGCTGACTGGACGCCTGCTGCTGGGGATGTGAAAGTTAGTAAAGACGGCGGGGCATTCGCCAATATCGCTACGCTGCCTACCTTTATTGCTAGTGCCGCTGCGCTTAACTGGACCCTGAGTGCTGCTGAGACTGAGGCCACCGAAGTAGTCATCCAAGTGATTGACTCGGCTACCAAGGCTGTGCAAGATCAGTTCTTCCGGCTGCAAACGACCAAAGCCGCTGCCCTGCAAGTAGGCGTACCCCAAGCCGCACAAAGCGCAGGCGACACCGCGATCACCCTCGACGCTACCGCTGCCGCGCAGACTGACTTCTACAAAGGCTCGGTTGTTGCGATTATTAGCGGCGACGGCGCGAATCAAGCCCGGATCATCACGGCCTATAACGGTACGTCCAAAGTAGCAACGATTGACCGGGGTTGGGATGTGGCGCTCACCACGGGGGGCACGCGAAGCGTGTTTGCAGTATTCCCGCAAGGGCTGAACCAGCCTCTGACATCCGGCCAAACTACCGCTGCTGTACCCACCACTGCTCAGATCGCTACCGAGATTTTCGACACTCAGACGGTTGAAGCGGGTATGACCTTCCGGGGTGCGCTGCGTTTGATGGGTGCTGTGCTGGTTGGTCGGCGTTCGGGTACAGGCTCCGGTACTGAGGTGTTCAATGCTGCTGTGACTAATGCCAAGCCCCGTGTTACTGCAACGATTGACGGCAACGGCAACCGCACTAATGTGACTACCGATCAGACTCCGTAATGACTACCTCCGGTACCTCCTCTTTTGATCTTCAGATTTCGGACCTGTTCGAAGAAGCATACGAACGGGCGGGTTCCGAGTTGCGCTCAGGCTACGATTTTCGTACCGCTCGGCGTAGCTTTAATCTGCTGACATCGGAGTGGGCTAACCGGGGGATCAATCTTTGGACGGTCGAGAGCGGAACGATTGCGCTTGTGGCGGGCACCGCTACATATAACTTGCCAGTAGATACGATTGACCTGATTGAGCATGTGATCCGGCAAAACCCCGGCAATGCGTCTACGCAGACAGACATCAGCATCTCGCGTATATCAGTATCGACATACTCCACGATCCCAAACAAGCTCAATACGGGTAGGCCCATTCAGGTCTACATCAACCGGCAGTCAGGGATTGCGACTCCTGCTGGCATTCAATACCCGACCATCACTGTATGGCCGGTGCCGCCTGATAACACCTATACGTTTGTGTACTGGCGGCTGCGTCGGCTTCAAGACGCTGGTAATGGCGATGGGACTGCGGATATTCCTTATCGTTTCTTGCCCGCGCTGACCGCTGGGCTGGCGTACCAGATCGCAATGAAAATCCCCGAGGCCGCGCCGCGTTTGCCAATGCTTCAGGCTGAATATGAGAGGCAGTGGGATTTAGCCTCTTCAGAGGATCGTGAGAAGGCCCCCATTCGCTTCGTACCAAGAAACACATTTTATAGATAGGGGGAGCCGTGCCGAATCGGTTTTCCTCTGGTAAGTTTTCAATCGCGCAATGCGATAGGTGCGGGTTCCGGTTTAAGCTGCAAAAGCTTAAATCATTGACGATTAAAACTAAGCGTGTAAACATTCTTGTATGCCCGGAGTGCTGGGAACAAGATCATCCGCAGCTTCAGCTTGGTCTTTATCCGGTCAACGATCCACAAGCAGTACGCAATCCAAGATCGGACGTTACTTCTTTCCCGCAGAGCCGCAGCTATACAGAGGTCATTTATAACGGCGTAGGCGTAGGTCTTGCAGCAGGAACTCTTGCTACTAATGGATTGCCGCCAACGCCTCCGACTACTGGGATTACGTTCTTCTCTGGTGGATTCTACGCGGGCGGGTTCTACGCGGGCGGGTATTTTAGTGTTGGAGGCGGCAGTACGCCACCGGCATCAGCTACGACGTTCTTCTCTGGTGGTATGTTTGAAGGCGGCATGTATGCCGGTGGATTCTTCTAATTAAGGTGTTATAAAATGGATCTCAAAAGCGCACTCAAAGCTCACATGAGCAAGGGCAAAACTGCCCACCCCGACAAAGCCGTCAAGAAAATGAAGGCCGGTGGTGTTACTTCGATGGATGCCAAGACTTACGGTCGCAACATGGCTCGCGTCATGAACCAGCGGAGCAAAACCAAATGAAAACCGCTCAACCTAAATCAGTCCCTGTGCCTAATACTGCTGGCTATCCTCAGACGGATATTGGCCGTGCTGGCGTGTGGACCAAGGGCAAGTTCCCTCCCAGTGTCGGTCAGAAAGAGTACAGCACCGTGCGCGGTGCGGGTGCTGCCACCAAGGGTACTAAGTTTCTGAAGAACGTCGCGCTTAGCAAATGAACTACGCCGAGCTTGTTGCAGAGATTCAGTCGTATACAGAGAATGTATTCTCAACGGCTGACATTGATACTTTCATTACGCAAGCAGAACAGCGTATTGCTAATGCCGTACAGCTTCCTGCGTCTTTTAAGTATTCAACGCTGACTACAAGTATTGGTGTGGCTACGGTCACGCTACCTGCTGATTATCTATCTACGTTCTCGGTCGCGCTTCAGTTGCCTTCTGGTACGCAAGCCTATCTGATGAACAAGGACTTTACGTTCTTGCGGGAAGCATTCCCAACGACAGCTACCGGTCAGCCTCAGTATTACGCCCTGTCCCAAGCATACGAAATCACGCTTGCCCCCGCCCCCAGCGCAGTTTACCCAGTCAACGTGGCGTACTACGGCTACCCATCTTCGATCACCGCCCCTGCGGGTACTAGCTGGCTTGGCGATAACTTCAGTTCTGCATTGCTTTACGGGTCATTGATCGAAGCCTACATTTTTATGAAAGGCGACGCGGATATATTGGCTGCGTATGATAAGCAGTTCAAAGAAGCGATGGGGCTCCTTAAGCAGCTCGCAGATGCCAAGAATCGTCAGGACACGTTCCGCAGCGATCAGGTCCGCTACCCGGTAACATAAAATGTCTCAAGTCGTTTGCAATTCATTCAAGGTCGAACT